GACATGAAAAAACAATCCCTTTAGGAGACGTTCCTCACACATATGCTAATATTTCAAGAGCAAAAACAGACTTCAATTATGAACCCCAAACTTCTTTACATGAAGGACTTAAAAAAATGTACGAATGGATGGTAGAAGAAGATATGTAATATACATATTACGCATAACGATGACTATTATTCCCCTGTTTCCCTCCTTCTGGAAACATCTTATTAATCTTTTTCCTATTTCCAGTATTATCAATAATATAAGGCATTACACCATTTTTCCAGACAACATAAGACCAAGACGGTTGATCACGATGTGTTATATCAGTTGTTGTATAAATATTCCAAAATTCTGAAAATATGTTTTGTATAAATTCATTATTAGGATTATAACCAAATGCTGTATTTTCATAACACAACGTTTTCTTCTCTGGAACACCCATTTGTTTTAACCATTCAACTGTTTTATCAGCATTTTTTTGAGTATCTTTTCTAAATTTCACAATATTATTACATTCATCATATGGTGATGAATTATGAACTCGTTGTCCAATTTGATGAGAATGTAAAAGTATATTTTCGCTTAATTCTTTCCAATTTGTATTTGGATCTGGAGACCGTGTAGCATCACAAAAATATATAATATCATATTCAAGTCCCATTACTTCTTTTATATACTTCCACCCCATAAACTTGAAATAACGCGAACGAATAATATCATTTCTATGATTCTTTAAAAAATCTATATCAACAGTAATCACTTTCCATGATGTATCAAAATCTTCCTGTTTTAGATTAGAAAAAAGAAAATAATCATAATTAGGATTGTCTATTTTTTCAAATATTTTTGGTTTATCTGCTACCTTTTTATTTGGCCAAATAACAACACTTGTAAAACAAATACGCATAATTAGTGTATAATTGTTTGTTTAAGTTATTATCATTTAAAATTTCGAATTATTCTTTGGTTCATGAAAATGTAGATAATACTCTAATATAATTTTATATATAATTACGATTGAAATAATAATTACATTAAAATTTTTTAAATTTGGAAAATAATTAATAACCATTACACCAAGACATATTTCTAAAAAAAAGTTAGGGAAATAAAATAAATATTTCCTATTTTTTTTTATAAAAAATAGATATATTCCTATTAATCTATAGATAAATAATAATACTATTAAATAATTATAATTGTTATTCATACCACCGTTTTTAAGTATATAAAATAATAATAATGTATAACATATAGTATCTGTTATTTTATCTGTCATTTGATATATATTTGAATTACAATCTATCCAGTTTTTAGGCCCCAAAAAAAACGAGGTATACCACAATCTATAGAATCTGTTATCATAATTAATAATATTTTCATAAATATTGGAATATTTAAAGTATATAAAATAATAATTGTTGCTATTATTCTTATACATTCAGAGAAATAAAACATTCTTTTTTTATCATTTAATATCATATAATAATAATATATTTTTTTGTAAAACTATAGTTATATTTCAAAATTCATAACTTATAAATTATCATAAAAACGTTTAACAATATTATTTTTAATATAATTAATAATATTGTAATGGAACAAAAATTAGACATTTCTAACCCATTCATAAGTGTTGATTATTGGATAACAAAAGCTGATATTTGTATTAATCAAACATATAAAAACAGACAACACAATTATTCATACGAAAAAGAATTTAATGATGCTTATGAAAAGAAATCAAAAATAATTGTTTTTCTAAAAACAGACCTTATAGAAACTTATATTGATACGCTGTTAAATATAAGAATACCCTTTATTTTAATTATGGCTTCAAATGATGACCATTGTGTTCCATATCTATATTTTCCTTGTAGAAATAACGATCTTAAAGAAAAGTCAAAAAGGTTGCTTGATTATGATAATCTTCTTTCAATATACGCAAAAAATCCATGCATAGAACATCCAAAAATATATCCAATACCGATTGGTCCAAAATGGCAATGGAAGACAACTCAATTTTTTGGTGAACCAAAGAAAAAACACATGTTAATTTATAATAAATTTTGTTTATCACCAGGTGAAAGAATTTTAAATATAGAATCAAAACCAAATCTTGTTTATTTAAATTTTACGTCTCAAACAACAAACGCACCGTTATACAGTAAACACCGCAATATACGTAATAAAATTCTTGATAATTGTAAAAATAAATTTGATTATATTGGAAATGAACCGTTTGAAAAATACATAGAAATACTTAGCAAATATAAATTTAGCATTAGTCCACCAGGAAGAGGGATAGATGCTCATAGAACATGGGAATCATTAATGATGGGAACCATACCTATTATATGTGAAAGTCCTATGAATATAATATTTGAGAAATTACCTGTTATCATTGTAAATGATAATGACTGGGATAAAATAACACCAGAGTATCTTGAAAATAAACACAAATATATATTATCTCATATTAATGATTATGAATTTGATATATGTTATACTCATTTTTGGGATAACATACTCAATTATTAATTATACTTTATTTTTATCAACATTTATTTCATCCTTTTCATGTAATGTAGCATCCGTTTTATCACTAACAATATTAGAATGATCTATTGCTTTGTTAGGTTTTGAATATATTATATGATATAAATCCCATATAAATAATATTACTGAAAAATAGATAATAAAATAATCATTATAATGTAATCCTTTAATCATAAGAATGGGTGCTATTATAAATACTGCCAATAATCTACCAGGTTGGTCATTACAGAATTCAAAAGAATTACTCATTTATATCATATTATAAAAAAATCTTTCGAAATACATCTTATTTGCTATATATTTATAATTTTTTGATACATAATATTCATAAGCATCATAACACTTTAATGGATTTTGTTCTTTATCAAGAAGGTATTTATATTCTTTAATAGATTCTTTAACTTCTTCACTTTTATTCCAAAATTTACAAGATACACTTAATATCGTTTTATTAGATCGCATGGTATAAGATATAATATTGTTTTTCAAAAGCATATCAAATGTATTTTCTTCAATTGTTTCATTATTTGGGTATTCAACACGATATATATCTATAACTTCACTTACATCTATTTCATCTTTATCTTCAATTATATGTTCATTACAAAAATCAACAAAATCATTTATACTTTTCAAAAAATTACACTCTACATGGGTATAAACATCATTTTTATCATTATAAGGGAGTAATTTTGTAAGTTCATCTTTTAATGTTCCCATAGAAAGAACATTAGGTATATTTTCATTATTTACATACCACCTCCAAATAAAATTCATGTATTTGCTTGATATTTTATCATCAACTGAACCCATAATAAAAACATTATTTCGAAACTTTTTTACTATACTTATTATTGTGTTAGATTCAAGATAAAGTATATAATTTTTTGAATTATTATTCGTCATTCTTGATAAATAAACATCTTCTGTTTTGTATCTTTTACTATAATAACAGCATACACTTATAAAGTCTGCGCAGTAATTCTTAAAAAAATTACAAAATGAATCATTATTTTCAAGAGATGTATTCATTTTAACAAGTCTACATTTTTTTAGCTCATGATTATGATGATATTTAATTTTAAAATTATCAGAAATATTTATACCAACCGTATCCATAACATATTTTTCTATAAATGTCATACTTGATTTACATTTTGTATTTATAAAATGAATATAAGTTTCATGTTGTTTAAGTATGTGGTTTCCAATAACAATCATAAAATATTTCAAATTACACTTATTAGTAAAAAGTAAAGGACATAGACTATTTGTTACAAAACGAATTGTTTCACACTCTGGAATTGTATCTAATATACTTCTTGTATTTTTTATTTCCTTTATTGTTTCACTTTGTGTTTTATATTTTACTGTGTGCAAATTTTTATTTTCACTTAAACATGTGAACAAATTATATTGTATATCGTCTTCATTAATAATTTTATAATGAAGCCCATCGTAATAAAAAAATCTACTCATAGTTGAAACATAAAAATACGGATTAGTTTTAAGAAATTCTTCTTTAAATTCGAGTTTATCCTTTTTTAATTGTGCCATCTTCTCTTCTTTTTCAATAAGAGTTTTATTATACAAATCAATATTTTTAGGTATCATTCTAATAATATTATCTAATTTTTCAAGAACAGAACTATTATCTTTGAACTCTTCTAAAACTGATTTAATTATATTTGTATATTCTTCATCTACAGACATGTAATACAATATTAATATTTTTCTATATTGTTAATTATTATATAAAAAATAAGTATATCTATATATATAATATGTTTGACTTGAATATTAGCCATTATAACAAAAATGAATTGGAAGACCTTCTTGGGTTATCAAATACAAATTATACGATCGAGGATGTTGAAAAATCGACAGACGTCATAAAAGCAAACGTTCTTGCAAATAATACAATAGAAGAAAAAGTTAGAAATGAAACTGTTATGTTTTTAGTTACTGTGAAAGATACACTTAGAGGATTTATTGAATCAAAGAATTTTACTAACTTTACACCTAATCCAGTTATTCAAAATCAAAATCATTTTGTAATGTCAAAACCTATTGAGGATGTAAATCCTGTAAAAAGAAATACTATTATGAAAGTTTTAAATATTGATTCTTTATTTAGAGAAAATATTGATACTACAGACCCATCCAAATTTTCAATAAATTTATCAAATCCAATCAATAAAACTGTTGGTATGGAATTGTCTATGTTTGAACCACCTTCTTCAATTATAAATATTTCTCACAAACTTAAAAATAACTATTTTCATATTAAATTACCAGGTACTGATACATTAGAAAAAATAACAATACCAGATAGTAATTACAAAAGTATCGATTCTATAAAAACTGCTTTAACATCAAACGGTAACATAGATGACGTAATTATAAACAATAATAATACAATAAAAATATCATTTTCCCAAGCAGTTGAAAAAGTCATATTTAATTTAGACTACAACGGTTTACCTTCGTCTATAACATATAAACAAAGATTAGGGTATCTAATGGGATTTAGAAAAGAAGAATATGAAATTGATACAGATAATATAACAGGAGAAAGCTCTGCTTCCCTAACAGAATCAACATATTTTTATTTATCTATTAACGATTTTCAACAAAATGTTACATCTACATTTGTATCATCTGTAGATTCTCAAATGGTTCCAAGTAATTCATTAGCAAGATTATCTATTGACGATGGAAGTAAATTTGTTGTTTTCAACGGTAGTGAAAATAACGCAAGTCCAGAAAGAAAATATTTTGGTCCATGTGATATTAGACGTATTGAAGTTCAATTATTAGACAAATTTGGAAGAAATATTGATACTAATGGAACTGATTATTCATTTGCTATAACATTTAAATGTAACTACGATTAATTTAGAATTTAGAATTTAAAATTTTTAAATATTTACTTTATAAGTATTTAAAGATTTGCGCGTTAAAATATTAATATGGCAACAAATCCAAAAACATATGAGGGAAATGTTTTAACTATAAAAACGGTTCAAATTGCCCCATTTAGAACTCTTATGACTGCTCTTAAGGATATTTTACTTGAAACAAATATTTCCTTTCAAAAAGATGGTATTCGTATTATTAATATGGATAAATCTCATACAATTTTGGCTCATCTATTTTTAAAAGCAGAAAATTTCGAACTTTATGAATGTAAGCTGGATAAAATTATTATTGGTGTAAATATGTTTCATTTATTCAAATTAATAAATTCAATAGATAACGATGATACCCTTACTATTTATATTGAAAATGATGACTATCTTGAAGGTATTACTTCACATCTTGGACTTAAATTTGAAAACGGAGATATTAAACAATGTAAAACTCAAAAACTTCGCTTAATTGAACCTGAACCAGAAGAGCTCGAGGTTCCAGATGTTACATTTTCATCTATTATTAACATTCCTTCTTCTGACTTTCAAAAAATTATTAGAGACCTAAGTGTAATTTCTGATAAACTGGAAATTAAATCCGTTGGAAATGAACTTATATTTAAATGTAATGGACAATTTGCTTCAGCAGAAATTCATCGTGCTGAATCTGATGGTGGTATGGAGTTTATATTGAAACAAGACTCAAACAAAATTATACAGGGAGAATTTTCTCTTAAGAATTTAGGATACTTTATTAAGTGCACAAATTTATGCAGTCAAATTGAAGTATATTTAGAAAATGACTTACCACTTGTTGTTAAATATAATGTTGCAAGTCTTGGAGAGATAAAACTCTGCCTCGCAGCACTGCCACCTAGTTAGGATTAACACATATAAATAAAATTTATATTCATATTTTTTCATAACCACAAATACAACATATATAAAATGTTTCTCCATACATACCCTCTTCAGTTTGAGGAACAAAATCATGTCCTTTATGCTCATTATAACAACAATTAATTAGTTCCTTGTTAATTTTTTCTAAAATAATCTCTGTGGATTTTAATTTATACGGTATATCATAAACCTTTTTAATATAATTTCTCTTCATATTAACCTGATTCCTCCGTTTAATAAGAAGCAATATATTATCCATATTTAATTATATATCATATCTTGTATATAATTAAATTCAATTTTATAATTAAAATCCAGCTTTTACAATTTGTTCAAGTGTAAAATTTTTATGCATTATATTAAAAATTTCAAATTTGGTAATAGTATTATATAATATATTTTCTGGTTTATTATATTTATCCCATAATCGTTTCAATCTAATATCATTATTTATATATTCTTTACTATAATTTGATTTCAATAAATATCTTGGTAATATAATCAAATCTTCTTTAGGATAAAATTTCATATATATTCTTATAAGTAACCATTTTGGTATTTTTTTTTCAATAAAATCATTTAAAAAAAGTATAGGCATTTGTGAATATATTTTTGTATTCCTTACCATTTTTTGTATAATACGCGCCGATCTGTCCTTTTTTTCTTTTACATACATTTGAATTTTTTTATTTACAGGGAATAAACGAATATTATAATCATATATTTTCAATAATACATCATCATTCAAACAACAAATCATTAAATATATTACCTATCATAACTTTTATATTATTTTCTATCATTATTATATAATGAATAAACCTATTTCTTTATGCAAAGGAAAAAGAACTTCAAATCCTAACAAATGTAAGAAAATTAGAGCATGCAAAGTTGCTTCTGGTAAAAAACGCACATTTTGTAGAAGTAAAAGAAATAAAACAAAATCTAATAAAAAAGTAAATCAAACAAAAAAAAGAAAAACAAAATTAAATGAAGTTAGTAAATTAAAGGGTCATAATAAAAAAACTCAACGTGCCCTTAAAAATTTAAAGTAAATTAAATATTTTTTTCATTATTTAGTAATAAATGAAAAAAAAAATAAGTAAATATTATAATTATTTTACCTTTTGCCTCAAGTCAAATAATGAATCTTCGCCATATTTTCTTTTAACATAGTCACCCCAATAAGCAACACCTGTTCCTAACAAATAACCAGCAATTATTTGCGGTATATTATGACAGTTCTTCATATAACGTGCTGAAGCCATAAGGAATACAGGAATATGGTAATATAATTGACTTTTAAGAGTAAAATCTTTATTTTTTAAATACAAATAATTAATGAAATAAGATGTAACTGCCATATGTCCAGAAGGAAATCCTCCTCTATCACCTACTGGACCACCCATATTAAGAAGACTACAATCTATCGCAGCATCAGGACGTTTAAATATAGAAGGATATAATGATGAAGTCATACGTTTTGTATTCTTTTCAACAGCAAGTGTAAGATAATAACTTATAATAATTTCAAAGTCACCATCAAAAGCTTTATATATTCCATAATAAGCACAAATAAGAACAAATGCTGATATAAAATCCCATATTGATTTAATTTTAATCATATATAATAATATTATATTATTTTGATATCATAATTATAATATTATTTCAAAAATATACTATTATTTCAAAAATATACTATCAAGAATATCTTTATTTTTTAAAGCATCATTATACCCGTTTTCATATAATTCCCGTATCATATGTCGTTGTTTTTTAAAATTAAATAAGTACGAGTCGCAACACTTTGTATTTTTATTATTACCCCACATAGATGAACTAATATGAAGAACTGGTTCAACATTCCTTATATATGGATATTTACTAAACCCACCATCAAACGAAAGAATATCTTTATATCTTTTTAATACACCACCCGTAACAAATGGTATATGTGAACTTGCTATACAACAATCAATCGCATCTTTTAAATCTTCAAAATCACAATAAATATTGGTTTTTAATTTTTTCCCTTTTAATACAGTAACACCTATAAACAGTCGTGTAAGTTCAAAATCATTTGTTTTATATAATTCTAATATATTATTTTTAATAGCATATTCCAATTCAAATATACTTGAAATGCTATCAGTTTCCATATTCAAAATTATATTAGAAAAATTTTTATCGTTTTTTAAAACCATATATAAACCATTCCAAGATCCAGCTGACGCACCAGAAAAAATATAATTACTAATATTATAATTGTTTTTTATATATGAACAAGTTCCCAACGTATAAAAACCATATATACCACCCGGACTGATTGTTATCATAGATGGTTCTTTACCCCAAGTTCCCACGTTTGGTGGTTTATATCTTATACCATCTGTATCACTTGTAGGAATAAAATCATCCCTCCCAGCATTATTCAAATTAAAAGGGTTTGTATAAAATAAATCATTTCTATATATATTTTTTATAATTAAACTATTATAACTATATGTTTTTACACAATACATAACATAAACAATAACATAAAATAATAACATACATCTAATATATAAAATTCTATAAGTTATTTTTATAATTAATTATACATAAATATACATAAATATATTAATATTCTGTAATATGCTTTTTAAATAAACATCCATTCAAATTAAGACCTTTTGTGATTGGCGAATTAATTAACTCTGGATTTTGTTTTGAACAATTATCTGTCCATATCTTTACAATACAAAAGTTTTTTTTTGGAGATATTGTTATTCCATTAACTGTTTTCATAAATTCAATATCAGTACTAAGGGTCAATCCTATTGTAGTATAAAATAGTTTATTCCATATATCATGAACTATCTTGTTACCAACTTTAAAGGAGAAACTACCTCCTTTAATGTTACCCGGATCTTCCCAAGTTGGTTTAATATTATTCTTCATAAGGAATAACATACAGTTTTTTACCAGCTTCTCTGGAAGAGTCTCACAAAGAGCTATGCCCTCTTCAACTGTATCAAACGTAAGTATGTCATGATAACTATTAATGTCCCAGTTTGTGTCGTGTGGTAAATGCGCCCATAAAGTCCATTTATCAGACAATTTGTGAAAGTTATTTGAAGAAGATTGTTCCAACATGGTTTTCACGGATTCCATTTAAATAAATATGTCAATTTTGCCCTATATTGTTTTTATAATAATAATTTAATTTAACATAAACTATAACCAACATGTGTAAAATATATATTTATATATCATTATTATATAAATAACTGGTTTTGGTATAGGTCTTAGAGGAATTATAGGTCTAAAAAATAAATGAAACTTCATTAGTCAATATTACAAAATAGATAATGACAACGAAGAAAAAGAAGGAATACGTAAAATACATACTTCCATTCTTTATAAATTATATTTAATTTTTTATGTTTATATGATAATATAATAGTATCTATTGTATTATATGTTGAATCTTTTAGTAACCGGTGGATGTGGATTTATAGGTTCAAATTTTATAAATTGTGTGTTTCCAAAAAACAAATATAAAATTATAAATGTTGACTCTATAAATTATTGTTCTAATGAAGAAAACGTAAATATATTAATAAGAAATGATCCAAATTACTTTTTTTATAAAACTAATATCAATAATACAGTAAAAATGTCACAAATAATTACACATCATAATATTGATATTGTAATTCATTTTGCTGCTCAGTCACACGTTCAAAATTCTTTCGAAGATTCACTTTTATTCACACAAGATAATATTTTAGGAACACATAATTTAATTGAAACATGTAGAAAATATGGAAAACTTAAAAAATTCATACATGTTTCAACAGACGAAGTTTACGGAGAATCACATTTGGGAGAAAAAGAACTAAAAAAAAATGAATCGTCGATATTATCACCAACGAATCCATACGCAGCAACAAAAGCTGCTGCTGAAATGATTGTTAAATCATATTATAAATCATTTAATGTTCCTGTAATAATTACAAGGGGAAATAATGTCTATGGATACAATCAATACCCTGAAAAACTTATACCCAGATTCATAAAACTACTTCTTAATAATGAACCTGTTACAATTCAAGGAAATGGTAATGCTGTTCGTGGATTTTTACATTCATTTGATACAGCAAATGCTTTTGAAACTATTATTGATAAAGGAATTATAGGTGAAATTTATAATATAGGTTGTGATGATTGTGATGAATACACCGTTCTTGAAATTTCTAATATTCTTATAAAATTAATCCATGGTGAAAATATTAATACTAATGATTATATAAAATATATAGAAGACAGACCTTTTAATGATCAACGTTACTATATAAGTAATAAAAAAATAAGAGAATTAGGTTGGTTACCTAAAATAAATTTCTTACAAGGTATTAAATTATTAATAGAACATGAAAAAATGAAATTTATTAAATAATTATTAAATTATCAACGGTGTAACAAAATCCAACAAAATGTCTAAATTTGAAATAATAATAATACTTATACACCTTTGATTATTATTAGTTTCGTATTTTATTCTTTCATAATATATATGGACTTACTAACCAGTAAAAAAGGATTTGACCCTATAACATTAGATGAATTTAATATTCAAGAATGGTTAGATATAGATAATGACAATATTGTATTTTGTATAATAGACCAAAATACCAAGAATGTATCGAACGTATTTTTATTGAAAAAAAGCTACTTCATATCTCCATTAGACAACATCGTTTTCAAAAAATGCATTTTAAATAATAACCAGTTAAATATTGAATCTACAAATAAATTAAAACAAACATACATAAATATTGGTTTTTTTATGAATAAATCATTCATCATAAATTATAGTAATTTTGTTAAAACACTTAATACGTCAGGTTCCCGTATATTTAAGTTAGTAAAAAATGATATGGCTGATTCGTTTATTAATGTAAAAGAAATGAAAATGGCACATTTAGCACTATATAAAAGGAATTCTAATGAATACTACGAACGAAGAAACTTACCACACAGTATGGACATTTACTTTGATGAATCAACGCATACCGCCCTTAGAAATTATAGTTATCAATGGGACCAAGCAATAAATAAATATTTAATACAAGGAGAGACATATTTTAAAAATAGTGATTTTACTAAGTATTACAAACGTTATGGTGAAGAGAAAGACATCGCTATACAGCAGGTAAAAGATAAAATCAAATATATAGACAACGCGTTTTTAGAAACAGCACCTCGAGCAAATAAAAAAATCATTTTATGGCGTGGAATGCAGAACGAATTCAGAATAAATGAAAGAAAGGCATTTGTAAAACCTGAATACATGAATAAAATTGGTGACGTTGCTATAGCGAAAAATTACACATCTGTAAGTAAGTTGAAAATAGAGGCAGAGAATTTTATGAAACCAAATTGTTGTTTATATAAGATTATATTGGAAAAAGGAATGCCTCATATAGACATGAAGGGTACTACAAAATTTAAAAGAGAACAAGAAGTATTATTGCCAAGAAATATAAAATTTACGTTGGTTGATAAAATTGTTGTTGATAAAAGACCTGTATTTGTTGTAAATGTGTCTTTCCTTAATGATGAACAATTTAAAACACCTACCGGATGTATGAAATTCAAGGAGGTTAAAATAACACCTCTAAAAATAAATATACTAAAACCCAGTAAAGATAAAAAAGCAACTCGTGTTAAAAACACTACACTCAAGACAAAAGGTAAACAAAATAAAACAGTTAAAGCAGAAAATAATAAAATGAACACTCTTGAAACACATATTGATCTTGTAGTTGATACCGACAATAGTGTAAAACAACCGATTGGTCCAGAATTACCTTCACAGATACATAAACTAAAAAGATGTTTAAATGGAACAAGAAGAAATAAAAAAACAGGTGAATGCGAAAAAATAGCACCAACTAATCCATCAGTTACAATCAAACCCCAATCACCATCTATACCAGTTAGGAAAACTAAATCAGGAGTCAATCGACATAGATGCCCTAATGGAACAAGAAAAAATAAAAAAACAGGTAAATGTGAATAAATAAATCACATTATTACACCCCTACACACATATGTGTTGCAAACAGAATCTCAATAAATAATCAAAATTGAAATAAAACAACTACTTGAATTAGTTTTAAAGATAAATTATATATAAAACTAATATTAATAATGGAAATGATGTGCGAACACCCTATTCAATACCCAAAATTTAGTAAAGCAGAATATGAACATTATGAAAAAGCTCGATTAACTGGAAACGATTCGTATCCATACAAAAGTCCTCAAGAATGGTACTACTGGGCTTTCACACAAAAGCGTAAATGTTCTAAATGTGACCAAGTAAAAAGGCTAACAGAATTCAACGGAAACACAAGCAGTAGTATAGGCTTCGGATCTGACCATATAAGACTACGTAGGCCTGAATGTACAATTTGTACTAAAGAAGCAGCTAGAGGTAAAGAGCAAGCTGTAAAACTTGCGAAGTCACTAGGTATGTCAAAAAAAGCACCTGAAGGAACTCGATGTGAATTGTGTAACACAACTAAAAAACTTGTATTTGATCACGACCATGAGAAAAATGTATTTCGCGGATGGCTTTGTGACCCGTGTAATAGGTCGATCGGTGTTTTGGGCGATGATGCAACCAGCCTTTTAAGAACAGTTGCTTATTTATCGAAAGGAAATATCGAAGCTTTGGAATTAATAAAAAAATTAGAATGTATATTGTAAATGATTAATTATTAATAAGTTAAATGTTTTTTCATTATTTTTCATTATTTTTCATTATTTTTCAATTCACATTCTTTTATTCTATCAACTGAAATATTGAAATATTTATCTAATAATTCTATTCCAATAAATTTACGTCCTGTATTTAAACAACCAACACCAGTTGTTCCCGAACCCATCGTATTATCTAATACCGTTTCTCCTGGATTAGAATAAGTTAATATAAGATGTTCAATAAGAGGAACCGGTTTTTGTGTTTCATGTGATGTATTTGATTCTATACCAAATTCTAATATTTCATTAGGATAATTAGTAAATTTTTGCGTATATTCAGTTTCACCAATAAGTTTATTATTGGGACCCAAGTGATGAGGCTGGTTTAACATTTTTCCAATACGATTAATAGAATTTTTTTTCTTTATCTCTACCTTTTTCAAACCCTGTGGATTATATGTCATGTTCCCTTTTTTCCTTGAAGCCGCGGCAGCACCACCTGGGGAAAACACACAAATATCTTCTGTACATGTCATCGGTCTATAATTTGCCAATAAAAACCGAGTGGTTCTATTTTTTTTCCATATTAAATTATATTTAAACCATGAATAATTTGATGAAATCAACATACTTGTAAATGGTTGTTGTCCAAATAACAAAATAACACCATGTGGTTTTTTTAAAACCCTTTTATAATGAACCCATAAATCATCAATATTAATAATTGAATCCCATTTACATTTTGTAGTTCCATAAGGAAGGTCACATAAAATTAAATCTACGCTGTCATCTGGAATAGAATTCATTTTTTCAAGACAATCACCAAGATATAATTGGTAGGTTTCATCTTCGTTACAAATATCAGGAACACATTTTTGAATATTTTCTTCCTTGTTTTCTTCTTTAATTGAAAGGTCGTGATTACTTCCCACAGCCTTTTTTTTAACCTTTTTAGACATCTTATTTTTAACACTACATTTATTATTGTCGCTTTTCAATTTTGTTTCGAAAGAAATAATTTCCATGTTTATATTTACCTAATATTTTTAACATCTTTATTCTATTTAAATTATATATATTTACTATATTTCCATAATATTTACTCTATTTCCACAATATTATCATCAAAAAACATGCTCCAACTTACTGGATGACCACCAATATAATTCTTTTTTGACCAAGAATAATGTTTTTTGTCATCCTGTTTAAACTTCAAAGTATTACCATCATAATTAGTTGTTTTAATATACCCATGCATTTCATAATCCTTTTTATTTAAAAAATTATTATATTGAATATGTGTTGTTACTGTACTACCTTGAGAACCTATAAACCATTTTGCATCTTCACATATTATCTTTTGAACTATAAATTCGGCAACATTTGTATTTTTAAATTTTATACCTAATTTAGTCTTGTGGGTAGGTTCTAATAACTCATCTAAGAAAAAAATATCATATTTCTTTTTTATATCATTAAAAAAAGGATTATCCTTTCTATCTGTCATCACGTAAAGAGGGAGATTTTGTGTATTATTCTTTTCAAGCCATTTACTAATATTATCAATCAAATTACCATTTATACTTGTTATTTGATTTATTTTTTTATGCCAATCACCAAACCGTAAATGTATAGAAATAAATTCACCTTTTATCTTTTTTCTAACATCATTTAAAACTTCCATTATTTCTTGAGAATATGTATTTACCGAAATAGCTATTTTACTCATAAGAGTATAATTATCTTTATTTGTGTAAAAATTTGTAAAAAATCTTGAAGCATTACTGCCTGTAAAAGAAACAACACGTGATGTTTTATCAAATAAAGGTGCCAGTTTATTACTTGAAACACGTTGTCTATAATGTGCAAATTGAGATATATCTATCTCATTCTTAGCTGTATTCATATCTTCATCAACAATTATTATATTTGACATTTTCGCTGAAAAGTTTATTTCATTAGCAAATGTATTCATAGATTCTGAATATTTTTTTAAACTATATCCATGTGGTAAATGCTTCGTAAAATCACTACCAAGATAATCTATAAGAGTACCATAATTACGATCAGGTTTTCCACACGCAACAAGAGGATGTCGCATATTTATAACCAAATGACGATTAGAAATATTCGCAAGATAAATACCCAGTTCAAGAGAAAATAATTGATTATAATATCCAACGCCACAAAAAAGGTCATAAACAAGAACATTCACATCGTTTTTTAAATGCGTAAGACCAAAATGGGTTATCATTCTATCCTGTGCTTCGCCTCCTTTCATTAGTTGTTCCTTTTTAAGTCTTTCTATTTCACGTGTATTTTCATCTTGTTTAAGCTTTTCTCTAATATTAGGATCCTTAGCACATCTCAATACAACACCACCATTCTTTGGAATACCTGAACATCTATTAAAATTATGACCCCATGGTGCATGAACATCTGAACCAGAACAACCTCCTGATTCAAATCCTGGATAAAAAGACAAATAAACATAATGGTTATCATCAAAATATTTTACACCAGGTTTCTTTTTATGAATACACGCATCGTGTCTTTTTTCTATATGGTGTGTTTCAACTACTGTACTTGGATCATCTGTTTTACAAAATAATATATCATAATCATAATCACAAGCAGTATTCCAATTATTTTTACTTTTTTGATTTAAATATGTTGTAAAAGGTCCTATTCTATATTTATATTTCTCTATTTCACAAACTTGTGTCCAATCAATATTCGTTTTTTTTATTATCGTGTCATCCTTTTTATCCATATTCTCTATTTTAATTTCATCTACCATCTTACAACTAAAATATTGTTCTGCTTCTTCTATTGTTTTTATATTTTGAATATATGGTTTATTGTTTATTAATGTATCTTCCATATACAAAAGAAATTTTTTCCAATCATCATTTGTGTTCGACCAATTATAATAAACCTGATGACAACCTATAGGTGTAGCATATTTAACCTTTTCCATAGCAAATGCTTTATGTATTTTGCTATTTATAGGCGGATATCTAAATTTTGTTTGAGAACAAAAATATCCATCTTCATTTCCACGATGTATTTTTTCAAAAGGTGTATTTCTATTACATTCACATGAATTTATCATAGCAGAAACAGACCTAAGTGAAAAACCACCATTTCCAGCATTATAAGATGTCCACTGATTATCTTTACCCCAAGGAGAACCGATATAATCATAATTAAAATATATATCATCAATTCTTCTCATAATACACGCATCTGTTTGATAAATCAATACATGTGACCAGTCCCTAAAATTTTCCCATAACTGCGGAGTTTTCAAAAGAGCACTATAGGTTCCTCTATTTAAATTTTCATGACCAGTATTAATAAGTTTAATATTTGACCAATTTCCATATTTATCTTGAAGATATTTGGAATTTATATTTCCATGAACAATAGAAAAACCTATTTCCTCAGGCTTATCGTAAACACGCAATAAAGCATTAATAACCCAATCTATTTCATCCATTATTCTATATTCTACTAAGGCAACAATAAGTCTACCTCCTTTATTAAATTTTGGTGGGTTATTTTTATCTGGTTGAGGTATCCTTTTCAACACACTTGTATAGGATGGAATGCGCATAGTAAATATTATTAATTTATTTTATTTATTTAAACATAAATAAAATAATCATTATCGATATACCAATTTACCTAAAAGAAATATATTTTCACTTAATTATACATAATCTTGTACAGAAAATACATTTACATAATTTGTATAATCAGCAATAAAATCAGAATCATTATTCAATAAAACCATAAACATATCAGAAATAGCAGGAACATCAACATTCTCATTAATTTCTTTTGTATGATGATAATTAGAGCGATGATTAACCTCAATTACACAAACATTATTTTTATCGTCTACTACAAAATCAAATCCTAATAAAGCAAATTCATCATTTTCAAATGTCTTTATCTTATCTATAAATTTATGTGAAAACTCATTTACAGCCGTGCAAATATTATCAAATATTTCTCCACTATGCTCTATATCTACAAATTTGAAAAACTTTCTACCTGGACGCATATATATAATATGCATATCCTTCAAAACATTTTGCTCAATCGTCCCATCATATTCTTTATATGGAACATCACTTGAACTACCCCACGCATCTCTTGAAACATATACACATCCATTAGCAACCAAACCATAAACCCTAAGTTTATATCGCTTTCCATCTATTAATTTAGGATTCAGTATATTACGATGAATAATAGATGCTGAAGTATCAACACTACCCGATTTTAATTCAGCATAACTATGAATATACACCCCTCTCGCTGATGTTGAACCACGCTTTTTTACAAAAAATAACTGATTATCTGGACAATCTTCTTCAATTTCTTCTACAGAAGTATAAGCTAATGGAGCACACTTAGCATCACCAAGAATAGCACTCATATGAATTTTGTCATCCATCTTTACCGTTCTTTTTCTTGGGGCAACCTTTATAATATTTATACCAGGATATGTTTTTTTCCATTTATCATATATTGTTTGTTGAGCATCAAAATCATCATATAAAATTCCAAATGTTCCATCTACCTCATAATTATCATTTAATCTTTTAGCAGCAGAATTAAATATACTTGAATTTTTATTTGTATGAACAACAAGCATCGAACGAGAATAAACAAACTCAGACATCTTATATACCCTGTATTATAATCTTTATATTGTTATACTAACTAATATGACATATAATGAAGCAAAGAAATATAATAATAATCATATGGTAACTCTTCTCTAAAATGAATGTGGTCCGTTCCACAAAACATCATAAGACCATTAGGCTCACAATCCACTTGAACACAATTATCTTTATGTTCATCATTAACATAATTACGATAACGTCCCTTGAATTTAATTGGTTGTTTCTCTTTATCTACATAAATAGGCCAAAAAGAATCCTTGGGTTTATCAATCATAAAGGAAACAGTAAATTCACATTCAGGTCTATCCGTATGAGCTGGAAGATCAGCACCCTTCTTATAACACGACAAATATGTATATGTTGGCTTTAAACGCTTCTTTGCTATTCGTTCCATTAGTGGAAGTGCTTCAAACTGCAACACACGAGACATAAAATCATCATACGCTTTCCATCTCTGTGCTTGTCTATCTCCAAACTGAAACTTATCGTTATTAATAGAATCATGAAAATAATCAATTATCAACTTACCTGCTTCCGAAGTAAACACATTATTTACAACAACCGGAGTATATTCATCCTGGAAATATTCAGCCTCCATTACAGATGGATTTAATAAACTATGAACATTATTAACGGTATAATTCTGTCGTAAGTTATATAGCTTTTCTATCGTTTCTGTATCCTTTGGTGAATTGTGACGTCTAAAACCTAACTTCTTGTAAGGAACAAGCTGTTTTTTTTTATTATAAGTTTCATACATATGTTCAAGTGTAGTATAATAATTTTCAGTATTAGGTTCGTCCTTCTTTTCAGTAGGTTCATTCTTATTTGTAGTAGTATTATTATTTTTATCCATAACACTTTCCATTCTCTTCTTCAAATCTTCATTTGATACCATATTTTCTTGAATCATAGTTGTATGTGTTTCTTTTGTTTCTTCAATTCTTGCTTCAACCTTTTTTACAAGACTCTTTAAAATCTTTTCTCCTGATCTCGTTTTTTCACGAATAAATAAATAAAAATAATTCTTTTTTGTTTTTCTTACCGGATTAAGAGCATATTCCAAAGAACTATCTCGTTGGTACTCTATTTCGGTATTATCCAAATATGTTTTATAAAAACATATATCACCTTGTTCCATATTAACTTCCTTATTAATATCTCTAAATTTAAAAGAACCCGTCGTCTTATCTTCAGTTTTATCAAGCAAACACCCAATCGCATATAAACGTTGCCCCCTTGCCTTTGAAAATTCCTTTCCTCGGTCAGTATTTAAATCAAACGCGTCATAATGACAACCGTGATCACAATTTTCTGGATAAGAAATAACATTTATATTTTCAAAAAATTCATCATTTTCAAGACCAACCATTTTCGCAATTTTTGCTGTAATATTTACCATATCACCGTCTTTCAAATTTACCCAATAACTTGTTCTTCCTCGAGCTTGTTCTTTTCCGTCTTTACATTTTGATAAAATGTATTTACATTCATTAGGTGTAAGAGCTCCACTAAAGTGACTTACAAATGGTTTTTGAGAAATAACTTTAATTTCTATATCTTTTCCACTTGAATTTATATCTATCGTTTCACTTTCATCAACTTCTTCTATTTTTACACGCACACCTTCTGTATTTTCATCTACTTTATTTTCTAACTCTTTTTTTTCTTTAAGAAAAGGAAAATCATATATTTTTTTCATACTAATTTCACGAAACCATAAATTAGCAGCATATTTATATCCCTTTTTAACAGGAGTTCCCGCATGAAGAGAGTTAGGGTGAACCGTATTTGTTCCTTTCAACGTATTATGAAAAATTAATAAACGACCTTTTTTTGCTTCAACGTTTATATTGAGCTTATCAAAACGCGTATGACCACCCTCTTCCACATCACATAAATAAAGAAGAGCCGTCACCATACGTTGTCCTCCATATTTTAAACATCTTAAACATTTCTCAGATTCGTTCTTAGCATAAGCATCATAATGAGAATCGTATTTTTGGGTTTCATCATACGCAACTACTTGATATGCTTCAGCATTTTCAAGAGGAATACCAACTTCTTTTGCGATGCGCTCACCTACTTCAAGTGTAGTAGAATCATTATTATGACGAAGCCAATAATTTGAACCAGTCCTTCCACCACTCAACATTCCTGTTTTTGTATCACTAACAAAAGCACGTTTTAATTTATCCTTGGAAACATCCACAAAATGATCACATTCTTCATGCGTTAAATAATTATCAATAGTATAAACAAGCGGGTCTTCACATAAAACTTGTTTACTTTCAACTAATGGTAAATCTTCGTCTTTTGGATCACAATACAACTCAGACATTTTATGTTACTAGTATTATTAGTAGTTTAAGTCGTTTAATTTGATAACTATAAAAAGTTATTATAATTTTAATATGTAAAAGTAAACTTGAATATATATAAATATATTATTATAGTTAAAATAAATGAAATATACAAAACCTTTATTAAAATGGGTTGGTGGTAAGACACAAATTATAAATACATTATTCTCTCACTTTCCTAAAAAAATAAAAAATTATCATGAAATATTTATGGGTGGAGGAAGCGTTCTTATTGCTTTATTATGCGAATTAGAACAGGGTAATATACATATAAGTGATAACATATACGCTTACGATATAAATCCTCACGTCATAAACTTTTACAATTGTGTAAAAAAATACCCAAGAGAACTACATGAAATTACACAACAAACTATAGAAATATATGATTCTATTAATGGAACAGTAATAAATAGAAAGCCTACAAATGAAACTGAAGCTCACACGTCAAAAGAAAGTTATTACTATTGGTGTCGCAGCGAGTTCAACAAAATTATTAATACAGACATAAATGATAAAACAAAAAAAATTCGTTATGCATCTATTTTTGTAGTATTAAATAAACTTTGTTTTAGAGGACTCTATAGAGAAGGACCTAATGGTTTCAACGTTCCTTTTGGTCACTATAAAAAAACACCTGATATTCTTCCTGAAAAAAATATTAATGATATAAGCATATTATTTAATAAATATAACGTAAATTTTATAGTTTCTGGGTTTGATAGTTCTATAAAAAAACCTGTAAAAGGAGATTTTGTATATCTTGACCCACCTTACGCACCAGAATCAAGTAACTCATTTGTTGGTTACACAAAAGATGGATTTACAATAGATGACCATCAAAGATTATTTGATAATATAGTTTTATTAGAAGAACAAGAAATAACATTTTCTATGAGCAACGCTTTAGTTCCATTAGTTACAAACGCATTTCCTAATGATAAATATTTACATGAAACAGTATTAGCACGTCGTGCTATACATTCAAAAAATCCAGCAGCTCAAACAGTAGAAATTATTGTATCAAATAAAAATATGTAATATATTACACATTTGAAGATTTAAAATATGACAAATTTAAAAAAGATTATAACATTTAAATAGTCATCAAACGATAAATAGATATAAATAAAAGAGTTGAATAATAGTAATCACCATTGATATTATGATTCACAGTATCTATTGAATTTTTGTTCCTCAACTTTTTCAATAAACAACCATCATATAAATACCGTG